TATACCAAGAGGCAGAATCACCAAGCTTGTTTTCATAGCCCACGTGAGTATCAAGAGTAGCTGATTTGTAGTTTTCACCAGACCACTTCTGCTTTGCTTCGAGGTTCACATAAGGACCAGCTGCAACAGGAGCAGCGAAGGCGAGAGTAGAGATAAGAAGGAGGGTGTTTTTCATTTCTTTTTGTTGTTGTAATTTTGTTGTTTAGTTCCTTTTGCTTTAGCTGCAGCTTTCATCCCCGCTGCAGTGTAGGGATATTTTTTACCACCAACTTTAGGCATTTTTTTTCTTAGCAGTTTTTGCAGATCGTTTGAAGTTGGCTGCCGTAGGAGCACCTTTGCTCCCAGGCTTCCTCATTTTTTCACCACTGCCTTGTGCAATACGCTTACGCTTGGCGTGGATGTTGGCATACAATCCTTGTTTAGCCATTACTTTTTGAGTAAAAATCCTTTTCAAAAATTTCCATACCTTGATCGGTAAGGATATGGTCGTACATCTGTTCAAATACTTTAGGCGGCATCGTGCAGATCTCAGCACCATTGTACCAAGATCTTACAGCACGTTGCACGCTGCGTATAGAAGCAGCAAGTACTTGTGTTTTTATACCGTGTATGCGGTATAGCTCAGCGATAGAGCGGACAACTTCTAGACCTGCAACTGATTGATCATCAAGGCGTCCAACAAATGGTGACACATAAGTAGCGCCAGCCTTTGCTGCAAGGACTGCTTGAGCAGCACAGAAGACAAGTGTAACGTTTGTACGAATGCCGTGTTTACTCAGCTCTCTACAAACTAAAAGACCGGAGCGGTCACAAGGTACTTTGATAGTACAGGTAGGTCCAAACTTTTCAAACAGTCGTAACCCTTCACTATACATCTCAGCTGTATCCCCGAGAACCTCCATGCTTATGTCTTTAATACCTATCTTTCTAATACGTTCGTAGACATCTTCAGAGTTTTCCCCACTCCGTTTAATAAGAGTAGGGTTTGTAGTAACTCCATCGATTAATCCAGTAGTATAATGCTTCTCAATGATGTCGGTATCAGCTGTGTCTAGAAATATTTTCATTACCAAATACCAGGGATGAGTTGACCAGTCATAGCATAGGAGCCGATCGCAGCGATGACTCCCATCATAGCCAAGCGTCCGTTAAGGAGCTCAGCTTTTTCATTATGTGGGACAGAGTTTTCGTCGATATACATACGAGGTTCAGTGGGCCAGATTTGAGTGTCGTTCATTAAGCGATAGCGGGTGCAGTGAGAGCAATGGGAGTGGACTCAGCAGCTGCCAAGTCAAGAGGGAAGTTGTGAGCATTTCGTTCGTGCATCACTTCCATTCCGAGACCTTGCCGATTGAGTATATCAGCCCAAGTAGGAATGACACGGTTAGAACCGTCGAGGATAGACTGATTAAAGTTGAATCCATTTAGATTAAATGCCATGGTGCTTACGCCGAGTGCGGTAAACCAGATACCCACCACAGGCCAAGCAGCCAGGAAAAAGTGAAGACTACGTGAGTTATTAAAAGACGCATATTGAAAAATGAGGCGACCAAAGTAACCGTGTGCGGCTACGATGTTGTACGTTTCTTCTTCTTGACCGAACTTATAACCTTTGTTATGAGACTCAATCTCAGTAGTTTCACGTACCAGCGAAGACGTGACAAGACTGCCGTGCATCGCAGAAAAAAGAGAGCCACCAAATACACCAGCCACACCAGCCATGTGGAATGGGTGCATAAGAATGTTGTGCTCCGCTTGGAAGACAAGCATGTAGTTGAAGGTACCGGAGATACCCAGTGGCATGCCATCGCTGAATGACCCTTGTCCAAATGGATATACAAGGAACACGGCGGTAGCAGCCGCAACCGGTGCAGAATATGCGACACAAATCCAGGGCCTCATCCCTAATCTATAACTAAGTTCCCATTCGCGTCCCATGTAAGCGAAGACACCGATGAGGAAGTGGAAGACAACAAGTTGATAGGGTCCTCCATTATAAAGCCATTCATCAAGTGACAAAGCTTCCCACACAGGGTACAAATGTAGGCCGATCGCGTTACTTGACGGCACGACCGCGCCAGAAATGATGTTGTTTCCGTAGAGCAGGGAGCCTGCAACTGGTTCTCTAATTCCATCAATATCAACAGGTGGTGCTGCAATAAATGCAACAATAAAACAAGTGGTTGCTGCCAGTAGACAAGGAATCATGAGGACTCCGAAGTGTCCCACATAAAGCCGGTTCTCAGTGCTGCTAACCCACTCAACATAACGATCCCAAATACCTTTGGGTCGTTGTAGTGCGATAGTAGCTGCCATTAATAATTAATTAAAAGTTTACGTTGGGTGAATTTTCCAGCTTTATTAGTACGTCGTTACGATATGCTGGATCGGTATCGTAACGAGGATCGTTCATGTCAGCAAGCAGTTCAGCTTGGCTACGGTATCCAGGAGGTGCATCGGGAGCAGTGCGCCCAGTTAACATAGCACCTTCCTGACCATTAGCATCAGCGAATCGTTTCGCTACTGCATCAACAGCCATAGCAATGTTAGTCATGTTACCACTGTCAATGATCTGATCGAAAGCATCAACGTCAGATTTAGGCAGAGCTTCTACAGCCCACCGCATCATAGCAGCATACTGTTCTTCTCCACCAACACGGTTTTGAATCTCTCCAACTTGAGCATCTGTCATTGCAGTGTCAGGTCCAGAGTTTTCAAACAAAGTTTTGATTAGATCTTCCTTAGAAATATCTTCAAAATCTTCTACGTTAAATTTTTGGTCAGAATTATATGACTCATAAGCTTGAGCCAAACGTTCTGCAACACTCGGTGGACCAGCCTCCTCTTGGGGAGGCGTTGGTTCCGGTGTAGATGTGGGGTTACCCAGCTTGGACTGCAGTTCGAGATAACCTTGCTCTAGCTGTTCGATGCTTTTAAATTTACCAGCATAGAACTCAGTCCTACGCTGACCTTCTTCAAGCATCTCGCCGATTTCAAGAGCTTCTCTTTCTGCAGCCTGCTGACTTTCAACTACTTCGGTAGGTTGACTACCATCGTATGAAATAATATTTGCTTCTTGTGCCATTAGTATTTAGTAGGTGGTTCGGTTACTTTTTTGACAAAGATTACTCTGCCTTCCTCATCTCGTGTGGTTCTAGAAGGCTTCTTCGGGGTCGGCTCCGGCTTGGGCGCCACCTTCCTCTGTCGGGGTTTGGATGTCGGCATTTTTAGTAGGGTCAAAAGCGGGTGATTTCATAATCTGACCAGTCTGCTGCAGGAGTGCTTGTTCTTGCTGCTGTTGTGCAGCTGCTTGCTGCTCCTCTTGCATCTGATCCATTGACTTAACAAGGTTCAGTACATCGATACCTTGAGATGCTGCCAGGCGTTTAATAGCCTCATCAGCATTCACAAAACTCATCAAAGATTCTGGACCAAGTGTTTGTGCAATAGTTTGCAAGAACATGGTCAACGATTGTTGATCCTGGCCACGACCGATACCGTTAATACCAGCAACAATAGTCGGGTTAACAATATCTTTGGGGTAACGTGGTAGTTCGCCAGTTCGTTGTAGAACCAGGAGTTTTCGGTTGAGGTATGGTACAAGGAACTCTACAGTAAGTAGGGAGAATAGACCGCCGAGTGACGATTCGAGTTCGAGTTGGGTGAGTCTGATCTCTTCGGCTGTAACTCGTTCCGCTTGCCGTGGGTTCATAACAAGGAACGCTTCCAACAGTCGGCGTTCGTAGTCTTGAATCATAGCAGCAGCGGTAGCAAAGTCAGCTTGCTTACCAACTTGAACAACTCCGATGTCATCGGGTCTGCCTTGGATGATTGCACCGTTGCCAGCAGCCGCCAGGGAGGCTGGTTTAGTGGTGCTAGAGGGTGACACTACAAAGACTACTTTAGCAGCTGCTGCAGAGCCTTCTACGAGTGCCTGAGAGAGTGCATTGAGTGACTTCAGATCACCCAAGAATTCACCGACTCGGCCACGTCCGTAATTCTCACCGTCTACTGTATTAAATCTAAGCGGAAGCCATGGGCTAGCATCTACTGGTGCTTTACTTTGACTACCAGGGATGATCTGATCGAACACCTCTTGGTGCCACACCCAGCGATTCTTTTCACGCTTGACACAGGTAAACACTTCACGTTCTTTTTCAAACGAGGTGTCCTGTTCGTAGTCATTGTTGTTTTGACGTGCCTTCTTCACCATGTCCTGGGGGAGAAGGTCTTCATGGATTAATTCTTTTGTAACGATTTCGATTACGTTACCGTTGCCGTCTCTGTCTACAACGTAACGGTTAAGTGGATAGTGTTTAAGACCATCCTTACCCATAAACAGCAATGCGTTACCGCCTACCACGAGATGCTTGATAGCTTGGTGAACGGTGACCCGATCGCTAGAAGCAGCAATCGAGTCCATCACCATGCGTTCCATCTTGGCAAAGCTTAGGTCAAGTTCAGATCTGATTTCAGCAGGCAGCTCTTCGCCTAGCTTATCGTCGCGAACTTGAAACTTAAAGAAGGAGCCCTGTGGAGGTAGCAATGCAAGCATAAGTTTACTTGCAAGGGTAACTACACATTTGGCTCCGACTGATTGCCAAGGTGTTCTTACATCCCGGTGGTTGACACGGGTTAGATCACTTGTAATAAGGTGAGGTAGTGTTAAACGTGCACACTCAACCGCTTCGTCTAGAAACTGCTGTCGATAATTTGTAAGTCGATCGTATCTAGAGCGAGCGTTCATTATGCAAGGTTAATAGATGAACCGTATGGGGTAGAGGATGCTCCACCACCGCCGGCTGCTGGTTGTAGATAGGCACCAGCTTGTAGTGGGTTAGCGGCACGAACACCGCTTTGCATTGCTGCTTTTTGAGTACGGGATCGTGCACTTTGTACACCAGCTTTGCCAGATGCAAGTGTAGATGCTAGGGTTTTAGGTTGTGACTTAGGCTTCAACAGGTTAGCCATTGCTGAGGCTTGTGCTTGTTGCGCTTGAATCATCTGTCTTTGCATCTCTTGCATGCGACGCTGGGCCAGCATGTTCATGCCTTGGGTAATTACATTTTGCAGGTGGGAAGTGAAACGACCCTTGCCTGGTTTACCACCAAAGCCTGGCACACCCATACCCAATTGAGAATAGATGCCAGCTGCTTGGTCGAATAGTCTTTTGTTTTCCTGGGCTCTTGCGTTTGCCATAGTTAAAGTTCTTCTTCTTTAAGACGTTCGTTTAACCAGTCAAGGACTGATCGTTGTCCAGACCTGTACATGATAGTTGAAATACTATCTCCAGGTCCTGGGTTAGTGGGTGGAAAAACTTCCTCCGCTTCATTGAGCAGAGTTTTGAGAGTCATACCATACGCTTCAAGCGTACTGAGGGAGATTGACATTAGAGTGTTCGAAGAAAGCAGGCATACGAGCCCGCTGTGTTTCTAGAAGGCCTTCGGCTTTCCCTGCGTACATTAAAGAGTCGCTTTGATCCAGCCAAAATTTTTTGTCCAAATATTTATCGGTAGTATTTTTACCTAGTGGTTGCATAATCCAGTTGATCGTGGCCTTACGCAGCTTATCAAGGGAGGGCGAGATTGTCAAGCCCATTTCTCGTGAAACTAGTGAGTTACATGCGACATGGACTTGTTCGTCTCTACTTATGTCCGCACTGACTGTTCGCATTCCTGAATCACCATTAAATCGCAGGAATGGGAGGAGCACGAAGAAAATTGCACGTTCGGCAACCATCGCCTTGAGGATTGTGTGATCAGGATGAGCAGTCCACGCTTCCCGGAGTCGGAGGGCTTCGGCTTCAGCTTTTTCATCAACCCCGAAAGAATTGGCGATGTAACCGAGAGCAATGTCGTGCTTTTCCTCGTCTTTAATGTTGGATAGGAGTAGATCACGCGACGCTGGAGGGACATCAGTTTTGAGAGCATCTTGAATAAAGTCTCCGACGGGGAGTTCCATATGCCGGATGGCAAGGGCTCGGTAGATAGTTTCCTCCGAGCCTTCGCGCACCTTACCAGCAGTTGTCTGCACTGGAGTCCAGGTGCGCTTTCGATTGAGTAGTTTTGTATAAGGGTTCATTCGCCGCAATTACAGTCAGGAACAGGAGATAGAAGTTCCTCCAGGTAATCATCAACATCAGTATCTTCCAAAGCCGCGTAAACGTTGCTCTTGTCTTGAGTGTCGTGCATCACCTGAAGTGAGTAGTAAAGGGAGGTTTGAGGAGATGCCAACCACTCTTCCACGAACGCATTGTCGTAGGTTACAATATCACTCCAAGAGTTAAAACTGTATCCGTGAAGAAGTCCCGTATTATCAAGCAGCGTCATGATACCATCAGCTACTTTCTTGTATGCAGCCCAGCCTACTTCACTAGCGATTTCAACTTCGCCGTAGTCATAGCTCTGGACACCGAACGTACCACTATCACGGTCTACGTGACGTGAGATAGGTGGTGCGATTTCTGGAGTGGTGGTGAACCCCTGCGGGTCCTTATATCGGTAGCTACAGGAGGCCGTAGGAGCGATGGCAAAGGCGCGGACCATGCCGTGCTCCCTAGCCACCTCTGCAGCCGCCTTAATGGCGACCTGAAGGGCCTCTGCGAGGGCGTATCCAGCGGAGGCAGACAGCCTACCGTGGTTCAGATCTTCCAAACCTTGCCCAAACTCTTTGTACGACACTTTGTAGCGTCGCAAAAGGTTAGCAAGACCAAGCATACCAAGTCCAACTTGACGATCCACTTCTGGTGAGAGGTACTCACCGGATTCATCAACGTTGGTTTTAGCGTGCAGCTCACACAGTTGCTTCATACCTTCAACGAAAGCATCAGCCATGTTACCGGGATCACATGCTCCCAAGTTAATGTGCTGCAAGAGGCAAGTGCCGCGGCTTGGAAGATAAACTTCGAGACAAACATTACCGTAAATACGTTCACCTTCTCGGTCATATTTAATTTTATTTAACCAAATGTCGCCTTGCCTGATACCACGTAGCAGGTCTTCTTTTGTTTGGGGAGATGACTCTTCCCACATTTCTTGGTTAAGGTTAACGCAACGTTTTACCCAAGGCAACTCGTTACGTGTCACATTGATAAATTCTAGAATATCAGGGTGCGAGAGATCGATATGGCACACTACAGCGCCGTTCTTGTACACTCCGCCGCGACGGAGCACTTCATTCAGCGTGCTGTAGATTTTAGCGAAACTTACAGGGCCAGAGGCAACCAATCCATTGGCATTTTCAGAGCCTTTGGGACGCAAGTTTGTAAGATGTACGGCACAGCCTGCACCGAAACGCAAAGCATGGCTGACGAAACGCCAGGATGCTTCAATTCCATTCTCTCCTTCGACTGAATCGTCCACGGAAAACACCGTGCATGATACCGGCAATCGGGAGGTGGGGTCATCGATCCACGATTGAACGCGCCCAGTACGGGCGACAAGATCGGAAATAGACATATTAAACTAAGTCAGACAGGTCGGGTGGTTGATAATTTGGTCCTTTTAGGACCTTGCCGTCCTCGCGGTAGATCGGTTTACCGTCTTCTCCCAGCTTGGACATATTTGATCTATGGACACGGCGCAATGCTTGCTCCAGGTCCCAATCCATATTTTCTGCATATTGTGCAGCTACATACACTAGATCAGCAAGTTCTTTCAAGCACGCCTCACGATCTTGAGGGTGCATGAGAATCATGTTCTGATCAGCTTCGAGAAATTCTTTAAATTCCTCAACGATCAAATTCTTCTGCATCGAGCGGGAACTCAAATCGTTCCGTATATTGTACGCTCGGCGGAATTCGATGGCTTGATTGCTTAGCAGTGACATAATCTAATTCATTCTGTAAGTAGTGGATTGCTTTATGTAAGTCCTGCTGGTAACTGTCTTTATGTCCAGCTCGACAAATATATTTAATGGCGTTTCCTAGGTGGAAGGAAAGTCCTTGATCTCGAACAAAATCCCAAACTTGGATTTGTCCGCGTTGGTAGTAGTGGGGTGATTCGGCCATTGTTTAACTAAATTACTGACTGTATTAGCCAGACAAAAGTTTTGATGTTGTAGTGCTATAAAAATAGTAATAATATCAGCCTTGTCGGCTTTTTCAAGAAGATCCTGAATCTGCCTTAGTTTGAACTCCTGCTCCATCTTCAGTTCCAGAACTGGTGGTGGGGGTCCAATAAAGGATGGTTCCGTTTTCTTTGTCATAATGCTCGTAGTGCAAAATTTTAGCCAGGCGAGCATTGAGCAAAGCATCTTCTTCAGTTAGTCCTTTTGCTTTATAAGCTTTGACTACTGTTTCCCAGCTGCACCCGTCTTTATCTAGAAGGGCTGCTGCTCGCTTAACACCAATGCCAGGGATACCAGAGTAACCATCGGTTTGGTCTCTTC